GTTCATCTTTCAAAGTGGCAGTGGTTACTGGATAAGCACGTTGGTTCTTCCGCCAACAGCTTTCCAATCTCTCCATCTCCTTAAGGATTTCTGGAGACGGTTGACGTTCTAGTTTACCATCAACTGTGCGTTCAGTGAAGTGTGCCCTCTTCTTTCCGAATACAGGAAATCCCATACTGGTATTCATTGGAATTGCGTCGAGAAAACGCAAACCATCAATTCCCATAATAGTTTCCTGAAGAGTCAATGGACGGCCAATGTCATTTCTGCCATGTTCTTGAGCCAAAGGACGTAAAGGCTTCAACCAATCTTGTCGTGCTCGTTCCACATGTGATGGAATAAACTGTTCAGATGGATCCACGACATAATCGATATTGGTATTGTACGCCTTCCAATTCGGCTTCAATTTAGGGGGACCCCATTTGTTCTCAACTTCCATCACTGCTGCTACATGATCACTCAATGGCGATTTCACAACTTGTGACTTCTGTTCGGAACGCAATTTGGTAGATCCCAAAATCTCCACATACGCTTCTGGTGGAAGATTCCTAATATGATGCGCTTTTGAATTTACTTCAGATGACATCAAAACGGTTTTCCCATATTGTTCCTTGGGAATTTCAGCCGCTTGACTTGAAATCAGCACAGCATCCATATTTGACAGTTTCGAAAGTGCTTCCTCATAATCCTTCTTCGTCAATGTTTGCATGACGGCATCATTAGTAAAAGGATTACCTCCAATATGAAAGCCTGTGACACAAGGTGTTTTAGTAGTCGAATAAATGAAACCCATACAATTGCCATCTCTGGCTAGTTTGGTTTTATATCGACCACCATAAAACGATGCATCAGTATGACTGACATTACCGGAAGAGACGTGCACTGGTTCACTCTGCAATTCAAATTCCTTGTCACGCACTACCATTCTAGCCGGATAATTACCCTGAGGCTTAGATTGTGGTAACAAATGCGTAATTGTCTTAATGTCAGGACAATTAGGAATGTAAACAAGAGACATATCCATGTCTGGAATGTCATACGTCACTGCAGAGTCAACTTTGGCTCTAAACTTGTCTCCTGGACCTGAAGTACCTCTTGTGATTTCAAGCTCAAGATATTGAGCTCGTTCACCTCCTAGTTTGGATTGTTCATAAAACACATGTCGAGGAATCAAACCAACAAATTTCTGAAGAAAAACTATGTTGACTCCACATCCAGAACCGGAATCGCGTTTAACTTTAACGCGACAAATGTTCTTGGACAATGCATTTTGAACTTCCTGAGGAGTAGAGGTCTTGACACGCTCATCTGCAATAACTTGCAATCCAATGGCAGACCAGAACCACCCATCCAACCTGGAGACTTGTCAACATCTTTCGGGTTTTCAAGAGAGTTACTCATTATGGCGGCTTTTCTCTGTCGATTCCATGCAATTAAAATCCCAATAACAA